CGCGGCGCCAGACCTCATTTCATATGAACGTCGCACGTTGAGCGCGTTCACGCCAGATGAACGGCAGAAATTTCGCAAAGTAGTCAAGGCACTGGGCGAGGACACCATGCCACACTCACTTATGGCAGGTGCTGCCACAATGGCGATAAACATCTTGGCCGTGCTGACGATGGGTGCCTTTCGCGTTTTTGGTGCCGACATTGGCGATCTCACGAAACTCATCGCCACAAAGAACATTCTGCGTAATGAGTTCAACGATATCAAGGATTTCTTCACAACGCTAGCCAATGAGTGCTTTGACCTCAACTTGGGCCCTGCCGCCCAGTTTCACGTCAAGGTGGCTGAGTTGATGAAAAGTGGTGACGAGCTCACCAAACTGAATACCCAGGACGTCTATGCTGACGAGAACTACGCCAAAATTGAGACGTGGATCACAGAAGTTGAAGCATTCCTGATGTCAGCACGCAGCATCAAGGAACTCAACCAAGCGCCCAGCTTCACTCTGCTGACGCTTATGCACAACAACATCCGCAACAACTTCGAGACCGCGCGCCGTAGTCGTGAGAGCGTAGGTTTTCGTCAAGAGCCCGTGGTCATCAGTTTGTACGGCCCAAAGGGTTCGGGAAAAACGTACCTGGCCAACTATATTCGAGAGTACGTGTCTCGCACTCTAGGAATCTCAGATGCGTGTTACGAGGTCAATCTTAGCCAAAGTGGCGGTTTTTTCCCAGCGTACAGTAACCAACCGTGGATGCTGGTGGACGAGTTTCTAGGCAGTGTGGACGACCCATTAGCCAACAAACTCAATGGCCTTGCTTCTACCGGCCCCTTCAAGATGGAAGGGGCCTCACTGGCTGAAAAGAACCAATGGGCCAACATGAAGTTCATCATCCTCATCTCGAATGTCGCAAGGCGTTCCATCCCCTCTCTGACCCCACAGGCTACTGAAGCGCTGTTCTCGCGCTTGAAGACGCATGCCGTGAGGTTCCCAGAACAGGGCCCAGATGCCCCCCGTTCTGCGCGCGGGCGCCAAGAAAACGGGGCCCACTTGCGCATCGATAAATTGAATTTCCGGTTTGACGTGACCATACCGGGGTATTTCAACCTCGAGAGCGCCGTGGGCGTTTCATTGCGTTCATACGTCAACTCAATTATCGACGAATACAACGCCAACAAGAATGCGTACGACACCAGGATGATTGGGCGTGCTGGAGAACTGCCCGAGCCAGCCGCGCGAGTTCCGCCATGTCGTGAGCCGCTAGTTGAAGGCGAGGCTGCGGGCAACCCCAGGCGCGCACAAGTGCATGCTGCTTCTCTTCCATTCATCGTGGCGTTCTCTGGTGACCCAGGGTCAGGCAAAACACATTTCGCCAACGAATACGTGCAGAACACCTTCGCCAACCTATTCAATTTGCCGATCGTGGCCCTACAGGACTTCGCCGGGCCATTTGAGAAGAAGGCC